GAATAAGAATGAAGGAGATCAAATAATGGATTATCAAGATGAGATTAACAAATACATTGACCTAGCAAAACTAGCAGAACTCAATGGAGATCTAGAAACAGCTGAAGCATACAGAGCAGAAGCACAATGGGTATCAAAGCAAATGGATGACTATGATATCTCAGAACTAAATACTGATTTGGAGGTAGTGAAATGACTGAATGGAAAATAGAAACTAAAGATCTATTATTTATTAATGATGCAGCTAAACAGGATATGAATGAAGTATTCGACTTACTGTATCCAATAAGAGGCACAGAGTTTATGCAAGGATGGTGCAAAGACAGTATCATGTATGAATGTCTAGGTGCAAGGACATCAATGAACAATGCTAACAGTAGAGCAGATCAAGCTAAAAGAGCATTAACACAAGCAAATGATGATCGTGTGGATACAGTAACAGAGATTGGTCAACAACAAGACTATGACAGAGTATCTACATTCAGAGGATGGTCAGACCTAGCAGACTATTGGACTAATAGATATGATGTATGGTCAGCTAAGTTTGAAATATTATATGGATACACATGGGAAAAAGCTATGGATGAAAAGAATAAGAATAAATCTACACCATCTAAGCTAAGAAAACCAACAGCAGAAGAACAAGAGGAACTAGCTGAGAGTATCTTAAATGCAGACATCAACACATTGGTGGGTGAGGGGATATAATCCCCCCCCAAACAGGAAGGATCTGGAATCACCGAATGTTATTAACTTTAATTTTTACAGTATTTGTAATGTATCACGGAGGTAAATATGCAAAAACAAACTATAGGACTAATAGATTATTTATTCAGGATGCTCAAGAAAGTATTCATGTCAGTAATCAACGGAGTAGCTGGACTAAAATTTCAAGATAGATCAGAATACATAGGAACATTTGTACTAATATATCTATCACTAGGTGGTGGATTGATATTCATGTGGATGATTATGGGATTGAATCCAACACTAATACTATCAGTTATATCAGCACCTATATGGATATTCATAGTATGGGTATCTAACAATCTAACTAAAGCAATCATGACTGATCGCAAAAGAAAGTCAGAACATAAAAGGAGATAATATGGAAACAATACTAATGCTACTAGGTATCATTGTACTATCACTAATGTGTATAGGATTTATAACAAGTATAACAGCATCAATAATATTCTTTCGTGCAATAATCAAACAGGATAGTGAGCAGTCTGAATAGACTGCATATGATAGGATCTATCACCGAATCCGACATTTTGACTTTTTAAAAAAGGAGGTTTACATGACAAGATTACCACTACCACAAGATAGTTTCACACAAGATGAGCTAGACAAATTTGATGTTATGTACTGTAAATACTATGAACACTATGAAACATATCAAGAACTAGAAAATGCGTGTGTAAAGCATATGCTTCAAGATGGAGTAAAGCTAATCTATACACAAGAAATCAAAGAGATGGTACGAGAAAGATTTGAGAATGAAAACTATATTCCAGAACCAGAAAAAGATTAGTTGTAAAGAATGTATTGGACTTGGATTTCAGATTGATTGGAACAATCCAGAAGGTACATATGTATGTGATATGTGTAATGGAACAGGAGAAAATAATGAACATAGAAGCATTAAAGATATTAAAAGCAAGATTGTGGGATCAAAGAATAACAACAAGAGAAGCAATCAAATGGCATGATAAAGCTATTGCACTAACTCAGTTAGATGAATTATTTCTAATAGAAAATGAAATGCTAGAAGAGTTTGAGAAACTTAGAACTGCTATAGCAAAAGATATAACAACTGTAGAAGGTTGGTTAAAACAATTAGAAGAACTTAAATTTGAAACCAGATAGGAGGTAAATCATGAGAAGCATAAGACCAGGACATTACCAAGCAACTATATCTTATGGTCAAGATCAAGTGATCGTAGTTAATATTGTAAAGATAAGATCTAACTTTCAACACAGTATTACTAAATGGAGATTGACTGTTGATGATAGTGTACTAGGTCCACAACATAGAACTGATTGGGATACTAAGCAGATGGCTATGGAAACAGGCAGAAAACAAGTAGAAAATCTTATGTTCAGAGCTTTAGAATCTAGGATTATCAAGGGTTTTCAACTACCAAAAGATTATTATGGAAAGGATAATTTATATGAAGTGTAATGCAGAAACGTTTAAAGATTTAATGTGTAAAGTAAATAGAATATCACCAGGTGCAGAGATAAAGTTTGCATCAAAAGTTTATCATGGCAGTAGAGAAGAAGGTGAGTTCAAAGAACATGAGTTCAAAAAGATATCAAGTATTCTTATTGAGTTTGAAGGAACTACTTACTCAGGTAGAGATGAGATAATAATAACAGTTGAATAAAATGAAAGAAGAATAGTATGGGTAGATATTATGAAGGTGATATAGAAGGTAAGTTCTGGTTTGGTATACAATCCAGTGATGATGCAGACTTCTTTGGATCAGTAGGATTTCAACCAGATCATCTTGAGTACTACTTTGATGAAACACACAAAGAAAAAATAGAACATGGACTTGCTCAATGTTTAGATCATCTTGGATCTAAGAAGCAATCCTTAGATGATTTTTTCAAGATAGCTAATGGTTATACTCAAGAACAAATGTGTAAAGTATTAGATGTACCTGTCCCAAACACAAGTATGTCAGTGGAAGAACGTAAGAAAAGTAAGTATAACTATTATCTTATGTGGTATGCACGATATGAACTAGGTAAAAAGATACTAGATCGTGTAAAAGAAAATAAGTTTTGCTCATTCAGAGCAGAGTTATAGGAGGAAAAATATGTTACCACAAGAACTAACGTTTCAGGTGCGTGAAGAACCTGTGTACAACCAGCATGGCTCAAGGTTAGATAGCTACAAACAGTTGGTTAAAGATGAGAACAACGAACTGATTGCAGTTCACAAGAATACATACCGAGTTATATCACATGGCACAGCCTATGATAAAGCTACTGACTTTCTTAATGAACACTTTGATACCAATGGTATGACTGAGAAACACAAGTGGTCTAATCATGGTGCTGTTATGGCTACCAGATTTACTCTACCAGAGTATCAGATACCATTCAAAGATACATCTATTGGTCTAGAAGCTGTGATATGGAACAGCTACAATGGTATGCGTTCATTCCGATTTGATCTAGGTTTCTACCTATGGTTATGTCTCAATGGACTTAAGAGTTCAGTATGGGATATCAGTTTAAATACTGCACACAAAGGTAGTAATGAGATCAAACTTAAATTACCTGGTGGTTATGCAGCTATTGATGGACTACATACTGTACATAACTCTATGTCTAGCTGGTTAGAACAACCAATACAAGACTATGAATTACATAGTCAAGTAGATAGATTATGCTTTCAACCAACACGCACTGATAAAAGTCATGTCAATCAACAACATAGAAATTACATTGTAGATCAATATGAAAACAATTATGCAAAGAAATATGGACCTAATAAGTTCAGTGCATACCAAGCTATCACGCATTGGAGTACACACTACCCCAGTGATTCAGTTAATACTAGATATGATCGTGAAAGAAAGGTTGCAAATTGTCTTTGGTTTCATTAAAACAAAATAGAGGGCAATCGATCTTCATGGTATGTGATCTCCTTCCTCCTTATCCTCCGTATGATTGCCCTCAACACACAAAAATTATGGGAAAAAAAAGAGGTATAATACTACAACATATGTTAGTATTAGAAAGATGTACTGTCTGTAAAAAGAAGTGGACTAAAGCTATGATGGTAGACTACAAAGAATACACATGTATTAAATGTTATAACAGGAGGAGTAATGAAAGAAATAAATCCCATTGATCCAGGCTATTATATTGGAGCAGAGATTCAAGTTATAGATGTTATAGAACAATTTAAATTAAATCATCATGAAGCAAATATTATCAAGTATGTAATAAGAAACAGACATAAGTATCCAGATAAACCAACACAAGATTTAAAGAAAGCTCGTTGGTATATAGATAGATTAATTAATCAATATGAAAGGAGATGAATTAGTAAAAGGTTTTGTAAGAGATAAGAGATTAAAACCTAATAAAAAAATAAAGTATAATCTTGCAGATCCAGTGCAAAGAAAAAGATGGTGGATAAAAAAAGTATGTTATTTAGCTAGAGTTTGGTTTGATCGTGAGATAGAATACAGACTAAGAGTAGGTTTAATAGACGGAGATCCATCTGCTAAAAGATTAGCTGATGCACTATGGAAAAAAAAAACTGACATTGAAAACATTGTAGAGAGGAAGGTCAATGAATATACAGAATCAAAAGAAAATTATAGACAGAAGCTCAGGAATCGGAGGGAGTGATGCTACTTATCTAGCAGCTGGTAAGTGGAAAGATCTATATAATATCAAGAAAGGTTTAGTTGAAGATGACTTAACATTTGTACTACCAGTACAGTTAGGTATATACACCGAAGCATTTAATAGAGAATGGTTCACAGCTAATTTAGATTTCCCAGTACAAGAGATAGACCATACATTAGTACATAAAAAGTATCCGTTTATGTTAGCTAATGTAGATGGTTTTGTATTGAATCAAGATCTAAAAACTATGGGTATCTTTGAAGCTAAACATACAAACATGATGACCAAAGAAGATACAATCATTGAGAAATATTATGCTCAAGTACAGCATTACATGCTTTTC